CAAGATGACCACTTGATTTCTCAATAGGAATCTCAGTATCAAGATTTTCATTGGCATAATACTCATTCCAAATTAATTGATAAGAACGATAAGGGAGAGCATCACGACGTAATGTATATAAACCAGATACATTATAAGTCGTATTAGTGGGAAAGTTAAGATAATCGCTTAAACTTCCGACACCAAATACATCATTAAGTGCGGCAGCCCAACCGTCAGTACCTGACTTATTAGTTACGCCGATAGTAGGAGGAGTAGCTTCGAATTCACCGGTTAAACCCAGAGTGATGAAATCTTCGAAATCATCCCATATTAATCGAATAGGCACGAAAAAAGCATCTACCTTAATATCGACCATATCCATAATAGGTGCAAGCATAGGCATGGTACGAACCATCTGTTCCATACCAACACGCCAGGTATCACCAGGGCGTGCAAGTTCACACATCAGGGGGATAAGCTTTCCAGGATCGAAGGATGCTTTCACCTGATGCGATAAGTTATGTGTTGACCGGCTTATCTTTGTAACCGGCACATCTGAAAATATACTCATTTGATTGATTTGATTTTAGAAGACCGCATAACACGATTATTAAACGCGTCACGTGTCTGTTGATAATAATCATTGGCTTTAACATGTCCATACCTGGCCAACTTATTCTGATAGTCTAACTCCTGACGCTCATGCTTCTGGTCAATAGCGCGACCAAGCTCTTTCTGAATGAATAGTTTCTCCTCATCCGAAAAAACCTTATCACGGAATATCCTGGGAAGACGGGTTTTGTAGCCAAGATAATTAGATATATCAGAACGTTTAATGTGAAGCCATTGTAAGAATTCCTCATTATCGAGGAGACCGGCGCCGATAAAAGGCCGGTTAGAGCAGCGAATCTTCGGCCAGAATTCCTTAGGTATATCGTCACCAACTTTTGACAAGCAATAACTAAGTATATAATTAGCAGCTTTATCATTAGTAGTATCGATGGTAATCCTGGATTGCGGAAACCAACACTTAAAAACAGCGTCCTCAAAAGTCATACGATCTACCGGAGAACGAAAAAAATAGCAGATATGATAGTGAGGACGAAGCTTCTCAGGGCCATATTCAGCAACACAGAAAAAACGAAAGGAACCTACGACCTTGCGAAGTCGCTTATTAAACAACTGTATATCAGAATACCGGATAGGATGGTAACGGAAAGATCCGGTACCATCAGTTACATAATCCGGTACATCCAAGTCATTGTAAGTAAGGGTTACGACATAACTGACACAACATTTATCAGCTTCAACCTTAAGCCGGAAGAACCACATCTTACGATGATTACTCTGACATGCAGCGCATCGACCACACGCGACCGCTATCTTGTTGATGTTGACGCCGAACCTATCAAGTACAGCTGGACGACGAGGATCATCAATATAGACAGGGTGCTCGCACTCCATTAAGTGAGCATGAAGCCACCGCGATGCAGTCGATAACCACGACGACGGCGGAAACCACGAGCACGGCGTCTACGAAAACTGCTTCTTCTTCTTCTCCTTCTCATAAAATCAAACAAATTAGGTTAAACAATAGGTGAAAAACAACAACGGCGAAGATCAGCCGATGATAAAATAATTGTTTACTCTGAATCTGATCAAGATACTTCTGATTCATCTTGATCCACTCATGACGGGCCTTAAGACGTTTAAACTCCTTGGCCATCTCTTCCTGAGAGCGCTCACTTTTCGGAGCTTGCTTCTCCTGCTTCGATTTTGATTCCATACTTGTTACATTCGCTTAATAAGTGAGTAATGTCAGATTGTTTAAGCAACGTGATATACACGTCCTTGCAATTGAGAGACTGTTCATCCGGAAGAATACTATTCCCGATGAAATACCGAAATACCTTGTAGTTGACACCAAAGTCATCTACATACAGCAAATGCGCCTCATACAGCGAATGTTTGTTTACGGCTTCCATCTTATGGTAAGCACTGGCGAAACAACGCAGCATCTGAAGGTGCTTTGCGAGTGTCGACTTTTTAATTGACATAATAACTAAAATGTTAAATAGACGAACAAATATACAAAACTACTTCAATAAACCAAAGAAAGACAAAGCTAATTTACCATACGTACCGGCATTACCAAGTTCATTTGCAAGTCGGTAATTAAGAGCAGCATGTGCATTACGACTACGCATGTAAGGAACTCCAAAATAAGTATCCATAACAGGATTACCCAAATAGTCGGAAAACTGACCATAATCAGCAGCATTACGTAAGGAAGGTAGAATAGCAGTATTCAGAAGTTGACTACGATAAGCACGAGAGTACTTTGTCCAGAAATCACCATATTGAGTACCAGGACTAACAAAATCCTGATTACCGTATCTATCTTTACGATGACGTAGGTAAACATTCCAATACAAAGGAAAGCCAAACTTAGAATTTTCAATAAGTAAATTACCACGTTCACGCATTAAAGAGACCTGATCAAAAAGTGTCTTAATAGAAGACTGTTCAGCAGCTTCACGAGCTGCATCAGTCTGGTAGATCATCTGCTTAAGACCAAGTACAGTACTAAGCATAGATAAAGCCTTATTAACCTTATCAGCACCGCTAATATTACGGTTGATATTAGGAGCCTGGAAAGAAGGCACATTACTTTGACCAGAGGCAGCAGAACCATAAACAAGATTAGGATTAAGACCGGCTTCCTGATACTGACGCATCATAGCTGAAGGTGAAGAGTACTTGTTATAAAAGTCCTCATTAACTTGAGCTTGATACTTAGCTAGTTCCATCTGCCATTGGTTTTGTTGATCAATAGCAGCTTTGCCGGTATACTCATCCCATAATTGATCAATCTTCTCACCAGGGATCAAAGTAAATGCACCAGGTGCAGGATTTTCCTTTGTACGTTTGGGAATGATATATGTATTCCAGAATGATTTAAATGACATAACCGTTAAAAGTTTTAACGGTGTCACGTAGCATATATATTAACAAGAACCTACGCGCGTGCGCGATGCTACGTGACTCCGTATGGTAAAATATCTTTAAAAAATCGAAAAATTGTGTTAATTTGAGACTTTCCGTTGAGCTTCAGCAGTAGAGCCGGGAATCGCCTGGGCACAAGGCCCAGGCTACACCCGGCATCTGCTTCCGCACAGCCGCCGGCCTCACAGCGGAGCAAGCAACGATCCGAAGCTTCTGACCTGTTCATCACTCCTTGTCACTTTGTTCCTCGTCCTTCTTCTCAGGTGCAGGCTTCGGCTCTTCGGGCTCACGATGTTCGCCCTTCTTCTGCTTGCTCGCCGAATGCTTACGGTCAGCCGACCGCTGACGGAGCAGATAGGACTGCTGTAGCACATCGAGATTATCGTCTGGTGCAAAGTCCATCATATCAGAATCTCGATCATCATCCGGCACAAGTTCAGCGCTCAGTAGATCAACTCCCTGAGCAGCGTACCGATTATAAATCTCTTGCATGGAGAGTACAAGTCCAGGCTCGGTAACGACTTCTGAATAGTCGATATCAGGGTAAGTCGTGCTATAGTCGTACATAGCCTGAGAACTGTTTATTGGTTCTTTTCTCCTTTTACTAATCGTATTACTCTTAGTAGCCTGAGAACTCTTTTTTGGTTCTTTTATCTTTTTACTCATAAATCCAATATTAATTGTACATATTCCGTAGCCGCTTCGCTAGGACCAAGGGCGCGGCCCTTGGATGGCGGTGTTTTTTTGGTATAAGATTTACGCGACAAGTCGCGAATACGTCCAAGGACGTAATTATATTGATCAGTATCAATAACACCATTCTTAACAAGCGAATATACGGGTTCATGATAAACAAAACAGTATAGCGCAAGAAAATCTAAATTGATCATAACGAATGCAACAAGCGAGGTACACCCCAGTAGGGCAGATACTCCTTACACTTGATATGGAAGAAGAATGTACCTACGAATTTATCATTATTCATAACCTGAGAGGGGAAGATACGGGCCATCTCAGAGGGTTGCACATGAAGGAAGGCACTGTTCAGATGGGGGCGGCTGCCAAACTTACGTGCAAGATGCCAATAATCAAGAGTAGTACGGAATTGTCCATGAACTGTATCCGGAATGAATTTACACTCAGCATATCGAGGAGTATAACCGAAGGTTCCATCATCTTCACCGTCATCAGCTGTGTATATCTCCTTATTCCAAATCTCCTGCTCACCAAGGTTAGCAAAGAAGGGATTAGGCCAATCGAAGGCATCACGATAGAGGTTCCAACGACGGAAGCCTTGATAATATCCACTCTTAGGCTGTACTGACATAATCACCATGATAATTCCCCATTCGGGTACATGATATCGGAAAAGTTTCTGACCACCTGCGGAGATACCTTTACCGGCAAGTGTTCCCTGAGCAGTAGTAGCAGACTGAGAAGTCTGGTCAATATCAGTTACAGTAAGCGGACCACGGTAACCACCGAGATATTCAGGGCGATCGAGGCGGCTGTCTTTAGACCTGGTATGCCAGATATTAAGATAATACTCCTTAGGTCTGGTACCACCGCGAGCGTTAGCCTCATAATATTCCTGAAGTACTTCAGCATATCGAAGCTCTTCAATAGTAGGAAGATCACCTTCAGCCTTGAGACCTTTCCAATAACGCATAACAACTTCTGAATCCGGATCAAGACCATTATTAAGATCAACAATAGTACCATGTTCATCTGTCTTAGCCTGAGCAATACCGGTATATACAGGCTCACCTCCAGTACCAGGATACCAGGTGTGATCATCATCCTGGAGCTCCATCTGAAAATCACCATCCGGCTTGATCTCAAGATCAGCAGTAGGAATCCTGACAGCAGGACCTTTCTGAGGAAAGGGAAGAGACGAGGTGAAATAATCCTTACGCCATCCTCGGGATCTCAAAATAAAATTCTCCCAGATATTAGAACCTGTACCAGAACCAGATAAGTCAAGATGACCACTTGATTTCTCAATAGGAATCTCAGTATCAAGATTTTCATTGGCATAATACTCATTCCAAATTAATTGATAAGAACGATAAGGGAGAGCATCACGACGTAATGTATATAAACCAGAAACATTATAAGTCGTATTAGTGGGAAAGTTAAGATAATCGCTTAAACTTCCGACACCAAATAC